GGCAGGAGCCATAGGAAGTGGTATAGGTTCTTTGTTGCAAGGCGGAGGTACAGATGAGGCCCTTGAAGCCGCTTTCTTAGGAGGCCTTGGTGGAGCTATAGGTGGGCAAATGGGTGGAGCAGGTAGTGATGCTGTAAAGATGGGAAGCGCTGATTTAGCTGCAAAAACCGCTCCAAAATTTTCTAGTGATTTAACTATGGCTGCAGGACCAAAAACATTTGCGGATCAAATGGCAGCTAATCAAGCATTAAGTAGCTCATTAAGCTCTTCTATGAGTGCGCAAGCACCATCTTTTCTTAGTCAATTAGGAACACCAACAGCTATTGGTACGGGTTTAGGCGCATCCTTTGCTGCTCCTCCTCCTATGAAGAAAGTAGAAGATGATTTTGTTGCGCCAAGAGGCAAGCCTATATCTGGTGATGTAAGAGCAATGCCTGATGATTATGATCCGGGTAAAGATCCAGAGTTTGATTTTGGATTTCAAAGAAACTTCCAAGAGGGCGGTCTAGTAGCTTTAGGCAACGAAATGGAAGGCGAAGGTCAAATGAATGACAAAGAGCTTATCAGTGCGGCTGTAGAGGCCATTAAAGGCACATCTGAGAACCCAGAGGTAATATTAGGTCAGTTCTTAGCAAAGTTTGGTGAAGATGCGTTAAGAGATCTAGTTGATAAAGTACAGTCTGGTCAGTTTGATGAAAACACTGGTGAGGGTGACGGTATGGTAAAAGGCATGGGTGATGGCATGGATGATATGATACCTGCATCTTTAGAAGGAGAGCAAGATGTATTACTTAGTGATGGCGAGTTTGTTGTACCTGCTGATGTCGTTAGTGGCTTAGGCAATGGATCATCAGATGCTGGAGCAGATAAGTTAGAAAATATGATGGATAGAGTAAGAGAGCTAAGAACTGGAGGTAAGATGCAGCCACCAGATATACCTGATGAGATGATGTTGCCTGCATGATTTGCACAGCAGTGCCTCGTGAGGCAATAGACATAGTATGGCCTGATGTAATTAATATGCTCAATAAGGCTGTAGAGACAAGTGAGGGTAAGTATCACATAAATGATATTTACGAAGATTTAACAAAAGGTTTTTATAATCTTTGGTTAATTATAGATGATAAAGGTGAAGATAAGGTAGTAGCAGCTTTGACAACTAGATTAATAAAATATCCTAATAGAAGTGCCATGGCAATGGATTGGGTTGGCGGTAAAAGAATGGCAGAGTGGTTACCTATTGCTATGGAAAAACTATCTAGCTTTGCAAAAGACTGTGGATGCAGTCATTTAGAAGGTTATGGCAGGAAAGCGTGGATAAAGGTATTAAAAAGATATAATTGGAAACCAGAGTATATAGCTTATCGTATGGAGATAGACAATGGGTAAAGGTAGGTCAAGACCACAACCAACAGAACAAACTGTAGTACAAAGTAATTTACCTAAATACTTTGAACCATATGCAGTTGATATGATTCAAAGAGCTGAAGCTGAGAGTAAAAGAGCTTATACGCCATTTGAAGGACAAAGATTAGCAGATGAATCAGCGGATTTAGGCACATCACGAGAAAGAGTTAGAGATATAGCTGATGCAGGTATTGCCGGATTACCAACAGCAATGACAGGTGTTCAGGCTGGTATGGGAAGAGCAGCGCAAGGTTTAGGTTTTCAAGCACAACAATTTGATAGTGATGCAGCACAGCAGTATATGTCACCATATATGCAGAACGTAGTAGATGTGCAAAAAGCACAGGCCATTCTAGACGCTCAAAGAGCTGCAGCTGGAAGAGGTGCGCAGGCAGTACAAGCCGGAGCTTTTGGTGGTAGCAGGTCTGCAGTGCAGGACGCATTAGCTGGAGAGGCTTTATCTAGACAATTAGGTGAAATACAATCTACAGGACAGCAAAGAGCTTTTGAATCTGCGCAACAACAGTTTGAAAGAGACAGACAAGCTAGAGAACAAGCAGAAAGATTAGGTATTAGTGCTGGTGAAAGTCTAACACAGCAGTCCACACAATTAGCGCAGTTAGGTGATCTTGCTAGAAAAGGCGATATACAAGCAGCAGAATTGCTAGAAAAGATAGGTAAAGATCAACAAGCAAGACAACAAGCTGGGTTAGATTTAGCCTATGAAGATTTTGTAAGACAAAGAGACTTTCCAAGAGAGAGTTTAACATTCTTATCATCAATATTGCGTGGTGTTCCTGTGCAGCCATCAACTGAAACTGTTAAATTTCAACAGTATAATCCTATCCAAGAAGCATTAGGTACAGGTATAGCAGGTCTTGGATTATATAGAGGGTTAACAAGATAATGAATATATTACAATTACAAGATGATTTAAAAAACTTTTCAGAAGAGCAGTTAGTTAATGAAATGAGGAGGCCATCAGGAACGGCACCACAATATCTTGTATTGTCTGAAATGAATAGAAGACAAAGAGTTAAGTCTGACTATCAAGCAGCACAAGCATCGGACCTTTCAACAGTGGCCGAGGAAGCGGTGGCTAGCGCAGGAGTTCCTGCATCTGGTATAATGGGTATGGCTCAGGCTATGGCTCCTAAAAGTGAAAGTTCACTTTCAGCTCCTAAACCACCTGCTATGATGATGCGTGAGGGCGGTGTTGTAAATGCACAACAAGGTACATACTTTCCATCAACTCCTGAGTTATACGGTATATATGGTCAAGAATCTGGTTTTGGCAAGAATTTAATGGGTAGCTCAGGAGAGGTGGGTCCGTTTCAAGTTATGCCAACTACAGCGTTAATGCCGGGATACGGTATGTTGCAGTTATTTCCTGAGATATCAGCGCAAATAGGCAAAGGCAAAAAGTATGAAACAGCAGAGCAAGCCTATGCTGATAACAAAGAAAAGATAGATAGTGTTCTTATGAGTGGCGAAAAGACAGAGCCATTTGTAAAAAGTTATTTAGATACAGCCCAGAAAAATCTAGGAGGAGATAGGAATTTAGCTTTATTGGCCTATAATCAAGGAATAGGCGGAACAAAAGGATTTAAAGGTAATCCTTTAGATACTGATTATGTATCTGGTGTAAAAAGTAACATACCTATGTATGACGAAAGAGCTATAAAGCCAAATCTCTTGACTCAAATGATGACATCTACAGGAGAAGCCTCAACTCAAGATGATAAAGGTGAAGATAAAAGTCTTTTAGAAAAAATATTTACAACAAAAATACCGGGATCTGAATATATTGACCCAATAGGACCTTTATATAGATTTGGGAGAGACAAAATGGGTCCTGCTATTACAGAGTTTTATGACAATTATATCAAGGGCGCAAGCCAAGGTGGTAAAGAAAAAAATATTTTAAGAGCTATAGAGGGTCCTGCATTAAAGAAATATTTAGATGAGCAAGAAAAATTAGAGTTAGGCGCTATGTTAGAGAGTGATATAGATTATAGTGAGCCTAAGTCATTTCTTGATACTATAAAACAAGCTGCATCTAGCTCAGACAACGAAACGCAGAGACAAAAAGAGATAAGAGAAGCAAATATTAAATCAGGTGAAATTGACAAACTTCCTGATGCAGGAATAGTTGCTGCAGGCATAGGACCAGAAATAAAAAAACCACCAGCAGGATCAGGAGAGGAAGATCAAAAGAAAACTCTTACATTAGATGAACAGTTAGTTGCTATGCAACAAGATCTTGCAAAAAGCAGAGAGCAAGACAAGTATTTAGCCTTGGCACAGGCAGGGTTGGCTATTATGGCATCAGATAAACCAACACTGGGACAGGCAATAGGAGAGGGCGCTGGTGTAGGATTACAAGCTTACAGAGATGCGCAAGAGAGATATCAAGAAGGCGTTATAGATTTATTAAATGCAAGAGCTAAACTGGCTAAAAATAAAACTACATTTTCAAGAAAAGATGCTTTAGCGGCAATAAACTCTTATAATACACAAATAACAAAACTACTTTCTGATCGAGAAGGTGTATTTAATGAAGAAGACAAAGAAAAAATTAATCAAAAAATAAGAAATCTAGAGTTTCAAAAATCACAATTATTACCCTTTGCTGGTATAATTGGAAGAGAAACCACAACAAAAGCAGAATATATGGGTGCATAATGGGTTTATATAGAACTATAAGCCAACTTGACGGTCTAGAATATAATTTTGAAATAGACGGAGACAACCCAAGTGAAGAAGAATTACTTGCTATACAAAAGTATATAGCAAATCGGGGTCAAGATAATATAAACAAAGAAGTTCCTGATGATGGTAATTTATTTACAAAAGGTGTATCAAGAGGAATAGACCAACTGCAAAGAGCATATGGTGATGCCCTTGTTGGAGTTGGTAAAGGTTTTGGTATAGAGGGTCTTGTAAATTATGGGCAAGAAGTATCAGAGGAAAATACTAGACAATTAGAAGAACAAGCAAAGGATGCACGAAGATTAGATAGTATCAATAATCTTTCTACATTTGGTGATTATGCAGCATCGACATTTGGTGAGCAGTTACCAAATTTAGCCCCATCGGTTATAGGCGGTGTTGTTGGCTCTATTTTTGGTCCTGCTGGTACAATTGGCGGTATTAAAGTAGGAACATTGATAGGTGCAGGTCTTGCTAATTTACCATATTTTTACGGCACTTTTGTTCCATCCGCTACAGATCCAGTTACAGGAGATGTTAATCAATTAAAAGCACTTACATATGCAGCTCCATCTGCTGCTTTAGATACATTAGGTGATTTATTGGTTACCGCAGGATTTGCAGGTAAATTATTGTCAGGCGGAGGTTTGTTTACTAGGGCAGGAAAAGGCGCAGGTAAGGGTGTTATAGCCGAGGTCCCGACTGAAATAGGTCAAGAAATATTACAAAGACATGCTGAAGGCAAACCTCTTTGGAATCAAGAAGCATTAGACACATATATAGAAGTCGCTGCTGCCGCAGGTCTTGTTGGTGGTACAGTTAGTTCTGTTGGTAATATTGTAGGTGGTGATAAAGACAAACAACCTGACAAAATTAGTCAATTAGATAGTGACGATAGAATAATGGCACAGCAAGTTCAGACTATGAACACAAATGCTGTTAATTTTATTAATCAACAAAAAGATATAGAGAGTTTTAAAAGCACAGACGGCAAGTTTGTAACTCTCTCACAACTCCCAGATCATATTCAAGATGAAATCAAAGACAAAAGACTGCAAAGCATAAGTTTTGGAGATATAGCTTCCGGTGCGCTTGCTCAACAAGATGTGGATAATAAAGTTAATAAAGAAATACTTACACAAGATGAGCTTGATGTTGCTATAGATAGAACTAACGATTTAGAAGCTGACACAAAAGATTTAGATTACAATAAAGTAAAAGATGCTGTTAAAAAAGAGGGGCAGTTTACACAGGCCATAGCTAAGAAGGCACTAAAAACTAAAAGTAAAAAGCCAATACCTCAATCCAAGATAAATGGCATTAGAGATAAGCTATTACAAAACAATGTTATAAAGAAAGACAAAGCTAAGTTAGTTGCCACTTTATCTGAAGAGCAAGATATTAGGATTAAATCAGAGCAACTTAAAGCAAGAGTTAAGTCCATTATGAAAGATATGGATAAACTACAAAAAGAAAAGAAAAAGTTAGGTGCTATAGGTGATTTATCCATAGATCAGGTTAATAGACTAGATGAGATTAATGGAGAGATAGATGATCTAAGCAAGAAATACAGCGACACATCTAAGGCAGCGACTAATTTAGCAAGTAGATCAGACAGAAAACTGGGTAAAAATGTAATTCGTCTAGGTCAAATAATACCACCACTAGAAGCAAAGAGCGCATTTGACAATGCAAACTTCAAAACAGATGAGTACAAAGCAAAACAAAATGCAGTACAAAAATCATTGAAGGCATCTTTAGCTGCTATTGGATTAGGTAATATTAAGTTAGATTTTAAACCTATACTTACACCTAGAGGACAGCGGCCAGAAGAAGCGATAGCAGAAGGGACTGTAACGGAGGGTGTGTACTCTAATAAAACTATAGCTTTAGCTATGGAAATATATGACCCAAGCCTTACAGAAACAGAGTTACAGCAAAGATTAGGCTCTGTAATGAATCATGAAATAATACATGCTTTGTTTGAGTTAGGCGTATTTACACAGCAAGAACAGAATATTTTAGTAAATGCAGCCAAAAATAGAAAATATGTACAGATTATTAATGGTGAAAAGGTAGAAAGAAAATACACATATCTAGATAGAGCTAATAGAATGTATCAGACTAAGTCTGATGGCTCTAAATACACAGCAGAAGAGCAGGCAGAAGAAGCTATAGCTGAGTTGTACAGAGACTTTGCTGATGGCAAAATTGTGTTAGGTGGTAAGCCTAAGACATTATTTGGTAGAATAATAAACTTTTTTAAGACATTATTTCAATCACACAAAGAAGCAGGATTTAATAAAGCTGGTGATTTATTTAGAGATATCGGTAGCACAAACTTTCAAAGAAGAGTATCTGAGGCAGAGAAAAAGAGTGCATCACCAGATGCTTTACAAGACTCAATAGAAAGAGAAAGTAGATTGGTTGGACCAAGTATTATACCTGATAACGTTCTAGAGACAGCGCAGTTTATAAGATCAAATAAACAAAACTCTACAGATCAAACAAAAATAATGAACAAGCTGTTTAAGAATAGACAGCTTGAAGAAGGCCAAATGGTTACAGTTAGACCTAATTTAAACGGCTTTGTGCAATTGGATGACGGTAGCATAGGGATGACGCAAACAGTACACCCTGCTAAATCATACGGCACTGCTTTGGGATACGATAGCGTTGTTGCCATAAAAGATAGTGAGCTTATGGTGTCACCTCAGAAAAGGGCTGACATATACAAAGGTGTAACAAGAACTGGCGTTAAGCAAGACAAAGTCCCTATGGCTGGTGGTTATGGAGGAATAACGAATGTATCCAGACAAGAGATAGAAGATATTGTTTCTAACCCTGATAACATCTTGTCTTTTAACCCGGGTAGCGAAGCCAGAGGTATAAATGGAACTCATTTATTTACAGATAAAAATGGATATGCAGTTAAATCTATAAAAGGTATAGCAGTTCATCTTGGTAGCAAGGTTTTTGTAAAAGGGAACGTTAACTTCTACACAGAGGATAATGCACCTAAGCCTGTGGATAACTTGCCCTCAGATGTAAAATATGTACCTTTTGAGACAGAAGTCTCATTAATAGATAGAAAGAATCAGGAAAAGTTTAGTCAATTACGAGGTGAGATAAGAGCCAATATATCTGCAGCAACTGATAGCATAACTGGGTTAAGTGAACTGCAAAAGGCAGCAAACAAAGGTGATGAAGATGCTATGGTTGCGCTACAAGAAGTTGCAATAAACTCTGTTGATTATTTAACTCAAGCAATACCAAATGTAGAAGTAGAGTCCACCCCAGCCTATGGCTTGTACGGTAGTGATTTAGAGCCTGCCGTAGGATTGAAGATAACATTTGATGAAGGAAGAAAAGATCTAGCTTTATCTGCTCTTGAGAAATTTGCTCAAAACTTTAATCAAGAACAAATACATGTAAGACAAAGAGTGGCTGATAGGTTTGGAAGGTTTAATAATTTAGTTGGTTATCAGTTTGGTGATGGTAGTTACAACACACCTGTGGTTAATTTTAGATTAACAGAGTCCATACCAACAAAAGAGTTATCAAGTATAATAGATAAAACAGGATTGGCAGGTTTTACTGTCACTGATAAATCATTACAGGCTTATTATTTAGGAGACCCAAATGACAGAACAGCAATCAGAGACTTTAGAAAATCAGTTAGAGGAGCAAGAAAACTTCTTGGACCAAGAATTTCAAGCCTTGATACAAGAGTTGAAAGACTCTGGGCTTACGGTTCAGGATACGGGGCCACAAATTCCTATGAACAAATTAGAGGCGACTTTCCACTCCCAGAGACCGACCAAGCAGACAAAACAGCAAACAGAATAGCTAATAGATTAGCGCAAAGACTAGTAGACCCAACTGTACAGGCCAAGACTCTTACAGATAAACAGAAGAATCTACAGATGGAAATAGCAAAAGACTATGATGCTATGGGTATAAATAACTTAGACAACCCAACTGTTAGAAGAGCATATACTGAATTAGCACAAGAAGTCACAGAGCAATACAATGCTATGCCTATAAAAGTAGAGATATATCAAGACGAAGGTGAGCCATATACAGGCGCTAGAATGTCAGAGGCTATGAGAAAAGATATACTTGCCAATAACCATCTTTATATTTTTGGAACAGAAGCTGATACATTTGGGCCGGAAGGCGTGGTCTATGATAATCATCCCTTATTAGAGCCAACAAATATAGTAGATATAAATGGAAGACCTATGCTCGTTAATGATTTATTAAGAGCTGTCCACGATTATTATGCTCATACGATGTCTACTGTTGGCTTTGGACCATTAGGAGAAGAGGCTGCATGGCGTAATCACATGATTATGACTAAAAGCCCTTACGCAAGATGGGCTTTGACATCAGAGACAAGGGGACAAAATAGTTGGGTTAATTTTAATGAAAGCGCTCTAGGTGTAGAGAAACTGTCAGATAGGCCGTTTGCAGAGCAAAAGGTTGATTTACTGCCTGTTAAATATCTTATTACTAATGACCCTGAGGTTGATGCTAGTCTTGGTGAATTAACAGATAGCAATTTTGATGCAGATCCTGAGAAATATTCTATAAAAGGCATAAAGCCTAGAGATTTAACAATATTAGATAGAATGGATGAGAATGGTCAATTTGAACAAAGGGCTAAAGTTGGCTCTGTAAAGATGACCGAGGCTGTAAAACAACTGCATGCAGAAAGAGGCAATATAACACTTGATATAAATAATGCAGAAGACAGAGAACTTGCTGAATTAGCTATGTTTGAAGAGCTAAAAGCTCAGGTAGATGCAGATGAATCAGCTATCGGTTGGTATGATGATAAGATTAAACTTGCAAAAGAGTTATATGCAATATCAATTCCTATAATTAAAACTGATAAGAACGCTGAAGCTGCATTTGAATTTGTACTAGCTATATCTTCTAACGGTGAGGCAGTAGTTGCGCAAAGCAATGCACTAAAAACACAAATGGAAAACTGGGAAAGAACTGGTGAACTATTATTAGAAAACCAAGGCAGTCAAGCATCCGCTATGGAAAAGTCTTTTTTAACATATAATATATTAAAAAAAGAAAAAGGCATGACAGACTTGGAGATAAAGAAGTTCTTACAAGTTGTTAGATCAAAGAAAGAAATAGAAAACGATCCATTAATACAATCCTTAACAAGTCTCACTGGCGGTAAGGTTACATTTAAACAAGAGACAGCAGATGAAATGGTGCCAATGTCTTTTATATTTGGCAGTAAAATAGGTGCATTTTACCAAAATATTATAGGTAATTATGAGTATTTGACTATGGATAGATGGTTTATGCGTTTTGTAAATAGAATATTTGGCGTACCATTTAGAACAATAGGAGAAACAACTCTTGTAAAGAATAAACAAGATGCACTTAGAGAGTTTCAAAAGGCATTAGAGTCAGGCACAGAAGATGAAATTAGTAGAATTAAAGTTGCAACAGATGAATTAGGCACAGATATAATTAATATATCTAATGTTGGAGAGCTTTCTACTTTAATAAATGGCAGATTTAATAAAGATATAGAGAGAATAAGAAGAAAGAAACTTGGAACAAAAGAATTTATAGATACATATAAAACAGAGTTTTTATCAAGAGCGCAAAGATTAGCTGAAAACTTAGAGACAAGATTACAAGAAACACCAAAGACACCAACTAATAGAAAACAGTTTAGGGTTTTATATAATAGGGTTATTGATAGATATAACAGACAGACTAATAGACAAATAACTGTTGCTGATTCACAGGCCGTGTATTGGTACGGTGAAAAAAGATTATTTAAGAGCATCGGGGTAGCCCCGGGACAAGGCAGCGATAACGATTATGTAGACGCAGCAATAGCATTTTTAAGAAAGGAAGGCATAGATGACCAAACCATTGGAGAAGCACTCCCCCCAACAGAGCGAGAGCGACTCGCTGATAAGCGAGGTGCAGGACAAGGATCTATCGATTCTACTGGACAGGTTGATACAAATATCGGGCATGAAAAAAGAGAGTACACCGAAGAAGAGTTAGTTGATTATGATCCAGCTAGAGACGTTGACCCTAAAGATTTAGAGTTAATTAAAGAAACAATAAACGATCAAAAGTTTGCCATGATATCAACTGGCAAACAAAACTCTGCATATGGTGCAACAGGAGAGCTGGGTAAGTATTTATATGGTGTTATAAATCTAGATAACAGAAGTCTTCCTGTATTTTTTGTAGATGGTAAGCATGAAGAAATACCTAGAGGAAATACATTTTTGTATAGTGGATTTGGAAACGATCACATTATAGCAATAAGACCAACAACTGGTAAAAGTCATGAGCAAGAGTTATTAGAAACATTTAAATATAAAAATATAAAAGATTTGTTTTATGATAATCTTGCAAAATTATACTACCAGCAGAATAGGGATGACGTTAACAATGGAGTAGAGATTGTTAACACTACAGCAACAGGTGTTAGGCTAGAGTTTAATAGGACCCCACAAAGAGGGGCAAAGCAAAATAAATTTGTTATGCCTTTAAAATTTGTTAAACGAGGAGAAAAGTTAGATGAAACAAGTCCTTCATTTAAGTTTGATTCTTTTGTTATAAGAACAGGTTATCCAGAAGAAAAACTATTTAAACAAAGTATGTTAAGCACCGCTTCTATGAACCAGCAAGAAACACCTATGAGCGCTGAAATAGATCAAGGTATATCTAACACAAGAATAAAAATACAGTATGATAATTTATCTAGAGTTTTAGCAAAGGTTGGGCATAAGTTTACTTTAGGTAGAGTTGAGGAAGACGATTTAAGAAAAGCGGCTCAAAATTTATTGATTCAAGTACAAGATAGATTCTTGCCTATTGGTGCTTTAATGGACAAGCTAAGAGAAAATGGTGCTAAAATAACAGATGCTATGGATACTTATATGCAAGAAGAGTTATTTCATGGAATAGCAGGTGCAAAAGTAGAAAAAGCACAAAAAGAGTTTTTTGAACCAATGATTAAGACTATAAATACATTAGATGTTAATCAAGACTCATTAAATACATTATCAAGGATATCAGGATTTTATAAAGCTGCTAGTGATGGCAGATATCCTAGTAAAAAAATGGCACTTGCAGATGCTATTCTTTATGCTGCGCATGCGAAAGAAAGGAATGATTATTTAAAAAATCCAATTGCATCTGGTATGCATAACAACGAAGCTGATAGAATAAATAATTGGATATTAACATTACCTGATTCTGAAAAAACAAAGATAAAAAATATTAAAAACTTTGCAAAGTCTATAGTCAAAAACACAAATGAAGAAAGAAAACAAGGCGGTCTTATTCCAGAGGTATTTACTGATAAAGAAGGTAATCAGTATGAGAGAATATATGAAAACTATGTACCTTTGAGAGGTGATTTAAATTTTGAAGATGAAGCAGATAGTGACAGCAAGAGAGAAGAAAGAGCTGAAAACTTTGTAATACAAAATTTATTTGGTGCCACAAAGAGACCGGATCGTAAAGCACGGGGAAGGATAAGATCTAAAGAGGGCGAAGTAGAAGATTTTTATGCAGAAAATATTGTTGCTACATTATTTGCACAAAATAATAAATCTATAGCAGATGCTGAAAGAAACAAGGTTGGTTTAAGTTATTTAAATCTTGTTAGGGGTATAGAAGATGGAACTACAGAAGTTAACGATAACTTAAAGAAAGAAATGCAACACATAAGTGCAGTTTATTTTAACAAAGATGATATACCAAAAGACTTAGGAGAAAAAGAACAATATTTAACTGTTAGAGAAAATGGCAGAAATGTGTACATAACACTTAATGATGCTAGAATAGCTAGAGCTATGAAAGGATTTATGACTCCTGATAGTGTAGGTAGCTTTACAAGAGCTTTAGGTAAACTAAATAGATATTTATCTAATATTAATACAACGTACAACCCATCTTTTGTTATACCAAACTTTGCTAGAGACTTAGGAACTGCTGGTGTGAATGTTCAGCAGTATGATGAAAAAGGTTTAATGTCCGAGGTTCTTAAGGGTGCGCTACCTGCGGTGAAAGGTATATCTAAGAATCTAAGAGACGGAGATGTTGATAGCTTTTGGGCAAAAGAATACACAAAGTTTGTAGAGTCAGGTGGTAAAAACGCAACGAACCAAATGAATGATCTTCAAGATCAGATGAATAGTATAAATAGTATACTTAGTGATGTATCTGATAATAGTAAGAAAGGAAAACTAGGATTAGTTAAGAAAGGCTTTGGTAAATTAGGCAAGTTCTTAGATGATTACAACACAGCAGTTGAGAATGGTGTGCGTGTTTCATTATATTCATCTCTTGTAAAAAGAGGAGTAAGCACGGCTAGAGCTGCACAGGCAGCAAGAAACTTAACAGTTAATTTTGCTAAGGGTGGAGAGCAAAAGCAATTTTTAAATTCATGGTATCTATTTTATAACGCATCAATGCAAGGATCAATGGCATTGATAAACGCTGCGGTTAAGTCGAAGCGTGTAAGAAAAGTGTGGGCTGGATTATTTGTTTATGGAGTTATGCAAGATGCATTTAACTCATTGTTATCAGGTGATGAAGATGAAGATGGCATTAAGGATTATGATGAGCTTCCAAGATATATACTAGAGCATAACTTTGTATTACCGACATTTGGTTTAGCAGAAGATAAGTTTATTACAATACCATTAGCATATGGAATGAACTTAGCTGTAAACGCAGGAAGAGCTGTTTCGAGAGCTGCTAGGGGCGAGTATACACCCGGGGAGGCTAGCCGGACTATATTTGGTACTGCATTTGAAAGTTTAAGTCCTTTTGGTGGTTTTGATAACTTTTATAACTTGGCAGCTCCTACAGTGCTGGACCCATTTGTCAGTGTGGCTATCAACGAGGACTACAAAGGTGACCCTATATTTAAAGAATCACCTCAATTTGCATCAAGACCTACACCTAATAGTCAGGCATATTGGTCAAGCACAAGTGGAACAGCAGTAACAATAGCTAATTTTTTAAACAGTATATCAGGAGGAGATGCAGTAGAAAGTGGCTTTGTTGATCTTTCACCAGACGTTATGGAGTTTTGGTTTGATTATACAACTGGTGGTGTTGGAAGATTTGTTCAAAGATCACTAGAATCGCCTTTCAAGATATATGACGCTATCAACGAGGACTTACAAGCACCACTAACTAGCGTGATACCTTTTGCAAGAAAGGTAATAGCATCTCCAAGTGAAAGGGAAGATGTATCAAGTTATTTGGAAAATAGAAAAGCGTTATTCACGATACTGGCACGATACGACTTAGCCAGACGATCTGGTGATACAGAATTAACAAGAGAAATATTCAGGGATAATAGAGAGCAGTTAAGTATTGTTCCAAGACTCAAAGCAATAGACAACGCAAGAAACAGATTACTAAGACAAATAAGAGAGATAGAAAGAAACCCAAGACTAGATGAGAAAGTTATAAAGAACCTCATAAAGATAAGGAGGGATAGGATTAACGATCTCATGAGGCGTGGGCTTATCTTAATGAGATCGGCTGGGTTTAGAGAGGCAAGTTAGAAGTTAATATTAACCTCTAGAAGTTCACGATTTCAGTGTTATTATATTACGCAGCCGACTGCAAAGTCCGAATATGGAGACAATAATGGGCAACACCCACTTTCAAGGCGAGGGCGAAACGCCTAAAGACGTTTCTTGGTTACTCGTCATGACTAGAGAAAGTGTGTGTTTATAATTTGATAGACCTTATGTTGGCTTGTTGTGTTCTCCAAGCCTCTATCTTAACCTCAGCAGATGCCCTAAAGAATCTCATACGTTCATCTTCGTATATTGCATCTTTCATTAACTTTAGATGTTCTTTATAATCTTCATGTGCATAAGCCTCTCTTTCTTGAGCAGAAACAGATAGCTCAGGATATTTGCTCATGAGTAAAGCCTTTATGGACTTTCTATATTCCTCTAAATATATTCTTGTTGCCCTAGCTTTGGCACATTTGTCAGAGTTATCTCTTAGCCAATCTACGGCTTTCTGTACTTCTTCTTCACTAATAGACTTCATCTATTCTTTCCTTTCTTTATCTTAATTAACTCCCTGAGATACCATTGTGCCTTTTCTAAATCCTCAAGAAGATTTTTATGCTTATATCTCCAAACGTATTTGATTACGTTTCCTTGAAGGTAGTACTCGTAACCCTCTCCTAATGCACTTTTTATTGCATCTATACACTCTACACTACCTTTTCTGTAGTGATTTGGTCTGTTTACATTATCCTCAATCTTCATCATCTAAATACTCCTCTATGTTTTTGATATTATGTTGATTAATAAATATTGGGGTGTCATCTCCCACCCAAGAGCCTAATACATTGAAACTAAACCACTCCATTGCCGTTTCATCATCTAAGCCATACTTGTTAATAAGTATTAGTAAGCACTTATCATAATCATATACTGCAACTTGTTTTCTACTAAATGCACTTATAGTAGTACCAATGAAAGCATCTTCGTATCCATCTGCTAATCTCAATTGTTTCTCCAATCAACTATTGGTTTAAATTCCTCTATATTGAAATGACACATGGGTTCTACATCTTGCCAATCTGATCTATCTACACGACCACCCTGACGACAAACAAAATCGTTATTGAAATCAATCCAACCAATAACGTCTACCCACGATACTATTAAAACTGATTTTGTATTTGTTATATTTGCTAGTTCTCTTGCTTTTATAACCTTGTCTAGCGATATTATATAAGTTTGAAAATCGGACTTTCTATACTTTCGCCGTTTTACTTCACAGAAACCTCTTAAATTATCTGATTTGTAAAGGGCATAATCCAATCTGTATGATAAGGGCAGTTTACAAAAATTGACGTTCCACTTATTAGAAACAATCTTTATAATACTGCCCTCGTTTGACAAGTCATAACTTGTCTCATATTTTGGTCTACTGTAGTCCATAGAAGTTACAGTTAACTTTCAGAAAGTTCAGACTTACTTTTTACCCAATCTTGTACTTCCTTTTTCTTCCAAAGTTTTTTATTAGATAAAATATTATATCCCTTTGGAAAAGTTTCATCAGATTTTATTAGTCTGTAAAAAGATGTTCTGCTTAAATGAAGATAGTTTTGAAGAGCCGTTAGTGTAAGCCATTCATCATCTATACTACTATCATTACTATCATAATTATTGTCTGACATATTGCCCTCACTAGAATGGTTTGTTACTCTCTTTTTCTTTAGGAACATTTGCAATTATTCTGAGCCATGGTTTGCCACTTTTAGACATCTTCTTCCAACCACTCAAATCCATATCTAGATGAAACATTTTGTCTTTATCTACCTTAGACCAATCAATGTTAGGGTTTTGTTGCTCCCATTCCATAACTTGTTTTTTTCTTTTTGCAATCAAATCATCTAATACATCAGATGTAATATGCAAATACCCATTGTAGTCAGGAGAATTTTCTCCTCTTCTTTGTTCATTAGTAAATAAAGAACCACTAGGGTTATAATCTCTTTCTTTGATAGCCATTATGCACTCTCCTTTTTAGTATTTTCGCCTATCCATTTCATTAACTCTTTATATCCATCTTCATTTTTTTCTTTGTAAATAAGAAAGAGTTCCTCGTTTTTGTTGTATAATTCTAGAGCTTTTTCATAATTAAAATTATACATCTCTTTAATAAAACCCTTTGTTGAGCTTATTAAATCTTCTTCTGTATCTATTCTTTGCTCATTTTCATCTAAAGCCACAAGATACTTTGTTTCTCCAAAATACTTAAACAACTTAGCATCAGGGAAATGTTTTAGGACTTCTTTAACATTTTCATCTTTTTCTGCTAACTCTTCAATTTCTTCTTTTGGTGTTTTGTTTTCTCTAGGTGGTTTTTTTGATTTTATTTCTTTATCTTCTTCAAGCTCGTCTATTTCAGCCTGAGAATAAAAATCTCCATGAACACCCAAGAGTTTTAAGATGACACGATCAATAGCTCTTTTTTCAGCCATGGCATATGGGTAAGAGCTTTGTTTAGCATAAGTCTTATAATTGTCAGGACTAACTTCCCCAATTGACCAAGCAGTATTCTTGCCTTTGCCATCATCAATGTAACCTTGAACAACTAATGAGACTATTTTTTTCTCAGTATCGCTTTCAATAATTTTAGGTGTATCAAACCACATACCAAGATGTGCTGATATCTTTTCTAATGCTTTATGTTTTACAATCATAACATTTTGATTTTGTGGCAATGACCATACTGCACTAGATTTATCTTTGAGGTCTACAACCTCTCCAACCTCTTTAAGAAGTTTTTCTAGTTTCTCATTTATTTGAGCCATTAAATACTCCCATAAGTTTTTTGATCCAAGCTACAATGAAGAAATCTTTGTATTCTTTTTGTGATTTCTTTGTAGCCTCTCTTATATGCTTTTTATAAGCCTCTTCTTTTGTGGGTGGCTTTAACTTAACAACACCACTTTTCTTCACTTTTCTAATTACTTTCTTAGGTTTAACATAAGCCTCGTTCTCAGGTGTACTTGGGTCATCAGCAACAAACTTACCTTTTGCAGTTCTTGCTCTAACCCTCTTTTCTTTTTTTTCTTTTGCCATTTTTATTCTCCTATATATTGTTGACAAAACTGTGCAACAGAGCAGTAATTACCCTTGCACCTATTATATTCGCCTTGGCGAAATTCTATTTCTAAATGTGTTTTTTTGACATAGGCTTTTTCGGTTTCATTGTGCCAATCCATATATTTGATAGCCTCTTCTTCGCTATCTAAAACTCTTAATGCCCTCTTCTGACCTTTCTTTTTTACTGCCCATGCATCATTCTTTTTCCATCTTTCTTCGTCAGAGCAAAGAGGCATTTCTTCGTTTGTGTCAAAGTTTACCTGAGCATCTTGATGCTTGTTAATCCTATCCCTGATATAACTTTCTCTTTCTTCTTTGCTCCACAAAGGTATGTCCACAACAACTATTGGTGTCTGTGGATAGTTTTCTTTTTTCTCAGCATCTCTTCTGCTCCAATCTCTCAGGATTGCACATATTTTGAGTTGCTTAACTTCTTTTTTTTGTTTTGAAAATTCTGTAAATATTCTGTGGTAATTGTTTTCACATAGGTAAGCATAACAATTTAACTGCCTTTCCCACTCTATTTTTCCGTAAATCACAGACCATACTGAAGTAACTTTATAATCAACGATAGTAATTTTTCCGTCTTTTTTATCTATCTCTTGTCTATCTATAGCACCTGACAAAGTCCAACCATCAATTTCAGAGTAAAGACGTTGCTCCGTTTCAGAATAAATATCATCTTCTGATCTTTCTAATATTGAATGTACTGAAGTTCCGAAGATTGACCATATCTGATCTACTGCATCAATCTCTATCTGATCGTTATACTTTTGTCTCATTAAAGATATCTTAGGACTATCTATCAAAGACGTTACTGATATGTCTGCTTTGCCTTTGTTGTATTTGTCGTTTTTTATAAAATCAACAAATGGTTGTGGCAAACCAAATTTATTGGTAATCTTCATGATAAACTCCTATGTGTTATTCTAGGTATACCATGCAGTACCATAATGTCAAATAAAATATATCCAAGTATCAAATTTGTTGTCGAGGGAGAACCAGCATCAAAGGCGAACTCACGAAAAATAGTAAAATTTGGAAAAAGATTTGGTGTAATTAAATCTGAAAAAGCTAGAAATTATGTGAAGTCTTTTCAAGAACAATGCCCTAAATTAGAAAAACTTATTGAACTTGATGTCATTGTTGAGATAAAAATATATTATCAATCTAGGAGACCTGATTTAGATGAAAGCGTTATCTTGGATTGTATGCAAGGTTTTATTTATGCTAACGACAGGCAAGTTAAGCAAAAACATATATACTGGGGTCTCGATAGGGAGCAACCAAGAACTCACATCAGAGTTACGCCTATGGAGGCTAGTCGTATGCCAAGCGATTTCTGATAGCTATCTAGGAACGAGTAAAGAAAAATTAGCTATTGGAATTTGGATTAGTGGCAATGATTGCGATCATGTATGCGACCTCGCAGATTTAAATGCCGAGAATATCAAAAAAGCAATCAAAGAAATTTTAGAGAGCAAACCTATCGTTGGAAGATATCTAGGCGAAAAACTAAAAAAAATAATTCAAAATTATTCTAACTAGTATAACTAGTATATACTAGTATATTTATTTATTACTAGTATTAGTATTACTAGTATATACTAGTATAGGGCAAAAGTTATCGATAATTTAGGAATCTTTTCTGGCAGCCAATGGAGTAGGACACGATATCCTGAACTTATAAGTTAAACTTAACTTTTGTCTTGATTATAATTTTTTTTCTAATTATGTTTGCTGTGTAACACATGGAGAAAGATTATGGAAAACAACGAAAGCATCAAGTCTGATGCCCTGAGATTGGGGTTAGGTCAGCACAAAATATTCTGCCCTTTTTGTTCTAGTAAAAGGAAAAAGAAACATATCAAAACATTATCATTAAAGGTTGAGGACAACTCGATAGTTTATAATTGTTGGCATTGTGCAGAAGATGGTGCAATAAAAATCAAACACAACAATTTTAGATTAATTAGGAGAGAACCTTTGAGCAAGGCAATAGAGGATAATTGGGATATCATAGATAACAAAGCAATAAGCTATTTAAAAACACGAGGGATATCAAAAGATACTGCTATTTCCTCAGGTCTTAAATTAACTAAAAAATTTATATCCACGAGCAATAAAGAAGAAGATTGTATAGTATTTCCGTACTTCAATAATGGTGTTATCGAGTATGCAAAAATGAGAAGTTTCCCAACAAAGGGATTTACAAGTCATGGGTCAGCATTAAACTTTTACAACATTGACAGTATCAAGGAAAAAGATTGGGTAATAATTTGTGAGGGGGAAATTGATTGTCTTAGTTTTAAAGAGATAGGACTTAATCAGGTTGTGTCCATACCTCATGGAGCAGTTGCTAAAGTTGTTGACGGCAAGATTGACCCCAAGGAAGATACAAAGTTTAAATTTATTTGGAATGCAAAAGCAAAGTTAGATAAATGCTCAAAAATTATATTGGCATTAGATAACGATAAGTCAGGTCAGGCAATGTCTGAGGAGATTGCTAGGCGAGTTGGCAAGGATAGATGTTGGAAAATAGAATATCCAAAAGATTGTAAAGATGCGAATGAGGTTTTAACAAAACATGGTGCAGAAAAATTAGATAAGATAGCTACAACACCAATACCATATCCCGTATCGGGATTGTATGATGCCTCACATTTTTTTGAGGAGCTTGACGATATCTACGAGCAAGGCATAGGCAAGGGTGTTTCGACAGGTTATCCTGAGGTAGACGAATTATACACCATTGTTGAGGGTCAGCTATCTGTGGTTACAGGACACCCCTCAAGTGGCAAATCTGAGTTTATAGATCAGATAATGATTAATATTGCCAAGGAAAAAGGTTGGAAGTTTGGCATATGCTCTTTTGAAAATGAGCCTAGAATACACATATCAAAGCTGATTAGTAAGTATTTAAGAAAACCATTTTTTGATGGTGCAACTGAGAGAATGACACCTGCTGATCTAGCCGTAGGCAAGAAATTTGTTCAAGAACATTTTAGTTTTTTGTATCAGGCAGATGGTTCTTTGTCTTCGTTAGACAGTATTATTGAAAGAATGAAAGTTGCAGTAATGAGATATGGGGTCAGGGGTATTATCATTGACCCATACAACTATATTGCTAGAGACCCCAATACTTCTGAGACAGATTGGATTTCAGATATGTTAACAAAGCTGAGAGTTTTTGCTCAGGCACATAGCATACACATTTGGTTTGTTGCACACCCAACAAAGATGATGCGAAAAGATGACGGCACAGTACCACCACCAAAGGGTTACGATATATCAGGGAGTGCCTCATGGTTTGCAAAGGCAGATGTAGGATTAACTGTTCATAGACCTAATCCATCTAACTCAAATATTAGTGAGGTCTTGATATGGAAGTGTAGGTTTTCATGGGTCGGTTCGATAGGCGAATGTAGCCTGATGTTTGATAAAGCAACCACATCATATAACGGCATGGGTAAATTTTTTGAAACTAATAAAATGCTTATGCCTGACATTGTAGAAGATGATGAAAAAGAAGTACCATTCTAAAAACGTCTACCAACGAGACAACAAAACCCTCAAGCCTGAGTTTATAGGCAACACTAACAATGTCAGAATGAGAGTAGTAGACCAAAATGTTTTGGATAAACTACTTTTGAATGACACAATTTGCCTGAGCCATTTTAAAACTTTGGATAAACTTTTAGGAGATTACAATAAATCAGGTTTGGTTGGGGTAAAGGCTATGAATTATATGCCTCGTGTTGTTGGTGATAACAAAAATTTTGATGGGCATAATCTTCTCAGATCAAAAGTTATGGGTTGTTTAAAGTATGTAAAAAAAGAATTGCATAAACAACATTACATAATTTTGAATAAACTTCTTTCTAATCAGGAATTATTATCCAAGGACTTGGAATGGTTGGGGAATAAAGAAAATGTGGAAAGTCTATCTACGATAATAGATAAATTTTATTTGATGTGGAATAATAGTTGACACGAAACTTTTATGGGAATAATTATAAACTGTGAAAAACTCACAAACTATGTGTTACGGCTAGGGGAGATTTCATGCTTTCTCCAATTTCCCCTAGTCCTCTTAAAGTTACCATTAACTTTTAGAAGTTCTCAAAAGTGCTAGACTTTCTAGCATGGTGCAAATTAGATGTAGGTTGTTTAACTACTTTACCAATATATCTATCGCTATCGCCATTGGGGTGGTCTTCAAACTTTTCATCTAGTCCGAGTTCTTGTGGGGTCATCTTTTCATTTCTTTTATAAAGATCTCTTTGTAGGTCAACAATAGAGTTTCTATATCTATAACCTTTAGATCTTCCGTTAATTTTACTGTAAGTTGTTGCCATAATTACAATCTCCCTTTTAATAAGCGAATACTCTTCGTACAGAGCATCTAGGTTAATTTGCTAGGTTTCATACAGAGAGGTCTGCAAACCCCTCTGTATGAGGCTCTGAGAGCCTTTTTTGTGCAAGTTTCCATATCTTAACATCACTATTATTTACGGAGTTCGTGTTTTGCCCATTGTAGCCATATGTATAATAATCTACATGGGGTTATGGCTACATAGGGAGATATAGCATTTAGGTAGGGGAGAATAATTCATAAAAAAACCCCAAGGCATATGCACATACCCACCAAAAAAAGGAGTGAACTCCAACCCCTATTCTTTAAAAAAGATACTAAAAAAACTTATTAATACCATGGTTAATCCTACAGAACCTATAAACAAAGTAAAGATAATTCCCTCTACAGTTTGCATATAATATCCATCAGGATTAGCCAAAGTAACACTAGACATAACCAAAACACAAATGCCTAGTATGAATAATAAAAAACGATCAAAATTATCCATAATATTTTTTCTCCCATTCTTTAATTAAATTTTTAATTTGCATAGCCATTTCATATCGACCATCAAGAATACCTAGCTCTCGACTATCAACATCATCTTCATGGCTATGACTTTTATAAGTATTTATCTCTGAAGATATTTCTTTTTTAATTTTAGCTATAAGCTGATTAGATAAATCGTCAGGATTATTTCTCATTAGTACCCCCTTTTAATTACATTTAAATATTTATCTAATAGATGGGCATTATGAAAATCTTGATCTTTCATTAACTCAAGTCTTTTTTCATCTACTAACTTCTCAATATTTTTTATAGCATCATGCCAAGTGATCTCGTAATCGAAATCAGGTGGCAATTTTTTCCATTTAATTTTAGACATTAATAACTCCTTTCAGTTATTTTAATCATGTTATCAACATGGGTTTTAAATTCTATTTCTTTTAATGGTCTACTATTAATTCCATAATAAAAGAAAACAACATTGTCAGGATTATCTCTTTTGGAGATATCGTGAATAAACTCGATATCCCCCTTTTCATTAATTTTAATCTTACTTTTGTAGACATAACCCCTATGATAGTAGTTCAGCTTTTTACTGCTCATGCTAGACCCCCCCTGAGTTTATATAGCTAGTGAGTTTGTTATACCTGAGACTAATCGCCCTGATATAGTATTCTCAGCTATCCTGAGGTTCTCATTACAAGCAGTAAAACATTCGCCCATAGTATCGAACTGTTGAGGTGCAAATGTTCTGTCGCTATCTTCAATGTGTTGTTTACCCTCAGGGTGTTTTTCGTATGCCTTATTCTGATACGATACAAGATACAAATCTTTTATCACATCAATTAAGCCATGATGTGCCTTGATTATGTCAGCCTTATAAACATCTATGCCCTGAGACTTTAACCTTTGTATAGGCATAGGCTTTGCCCTGATAACCATACAAGGTCTAGACTTATAAACAACAGAGGACAAGCCATGTCGGTATACTTGCAGATACCATAGAGGTGGTATCAACAATCCATTTCTTTTATTCCAACTATCCTTGTCTCCACTATTTTGAACTGTGTATACATTGTCCACACAAGTGAAATCTTTCTTATCATTTATTACAGATTTCTTTTCATTGTAAGAACCATATCTATCAATAGCTAAGTCGGACATACCTTGAATACCCAAGCTAACACTTGTTCTATCGTGGTTTTCTCTCCACCACTCCTGACAAGTCTTCAATGATACAGTTGCCCATTTCTTAATTACATCAGGCTTTTCTATAAAGTCCTGATCTAATCTAGATCTTTTTTTAACTTGCTTTCTGTAAGTCCTGATCTGACCTAATAGATCAGCGACATACTGTAACGATCTTCTTCTATCGTAGTCAGTAAACTTATTCATCTTCTGAACCATTTGTCTAAAGCCGTTATCTTTAGCATCTCCGTCATAATCGTAATCATGTCTGCCATGCTTGTAGTAATGGTGCATATCTCGCATCTCTAATCCTGAGAGACCATGTATCTCTTTATATGCTTTTAGCATCTCTGAGTTTTTACAACTCATAAAGTAATCGTAGCACTCCATATGCTTGGCTTTTGTTTCTGCCTTGGTGGGATATTCTTTATTCGTCATGTAGTCTGATATAGACCTCATGGACATATTCTTTTTAAACTTATTCATTAAAAGCTCCTTAAAGTTAAGATTAAACCCACAGAAGTTAACAGTAACTTCTGTGGGCATAGTTTAGATATTGAGGAAAGTTATTTCCCCAATCGGTGGTGTCTTTGCCCTGAGGTCAGTTGATACCCAAAGTAATGGGTAGTCGACATACTCAGGAAACTCATAAAACCCCATGTCTGTAATGCAAACCATACTGTCGACATTTACATTATTGTCTTCAATATATTTGAACACACACATTGGGTCAGTACCCCCACGACCTTTTACGTTTAGGTTCTCGATAATATCTCCTCTCTCATACCTCTCTTGTTTTTGGATAGAGGTATCAGCATAGTAAACAGTTATCGAGTTGGGTTGCATATCCTCAGAGATAGCATTGATTTCTCCGAGGGCATGGGATAGCTCTTTTCTAGAAACAGATGCTGAGGTATCCACCCAAATAATCACATCTCCACAAGACATCTTCAAAGTGCTTGGATTGTAAATATTGAAACAATGATAAGCTCTTCTATTCGGTCTAGCATATGTGTAGTTCTCAGGTTGATCTCCCCCAACAACTCTTCTAATTACAGAAGACCAATCAACTTGCGACCTTTCCATTTCTTTTATGATATCTTTGATATCACTTGGAAGATTGCCAATTGATTTAGTATTCTGTACTGCCATGGTTACTTGTTGCTTAATGATAGCCTCTTCTTTTTTAATCTGTTCTTCGGACATATCATTAGGCATAACCATACCCCAATTACATTGGTTAGGTTTTTTCTCAGCCTCGCTTTCCAATAGCTTATATATTTTCTCAGCACCCATATCATTATACTTGGGGTCATATAAGCCATCTTTCGGCATGGTCATACCTGACTTAATCAAGATTGAGTTAATGGCATAATCAGTAGCTATATTCCATAGCTCCTTATCCCTAGTACTCATTCTAAGATGATGCCTCAAAACTCTATGCATAGCCTCATGGCATCTAACAAAGTCTAGCTCTGCCTCAGTTAATTTGTCAGACCACTCAGGATTGTAGAAGATATCTTTTCCATCAGTTGCCATAGTTGGAATATCTATCTTTTCTATCATTTCCATTTGAGTAAGGATTGAGAAATAAAATCCCCAACCCTTTTTCTCTTTGTCGACCATTAACTTGATATTAGATCTAGATATTTTGGTTTTTAAATCCTTAACCATTTTATCTCCTATAATACAAGTTCTCTTAGTTTCTGATTAGTAGACATCTCTAGTCTTAGTTCCTTGTTCTGCAACAATTCCCTATCCTTAGCTACACTATCCTTAATGAAGTAAGCTAAAAACTCTCCATCAAGTCTATTTAAAAACTTTAGCATTGCACCAATGTTTTTATCTGTAACCTTGCTGACCAAAGATGAAACAGTTGCAAACTGAATTGCTACCTCTGTAGGTAATTGTATACCCTCAGGGTTCTTTATAAGCTCGTCAATGTCAGGGCATTTCTCATGCAACCTGATATGAGTAAATAAAGATGCAGATGCAGTTTCGCCAATCTGACAACATACGGCAGTATAAAGATCATCTTCGTCTAAATCCCATTGGAGAATGTCGCTAGTTCTCTCAAGTGATCTAGGTGTTGGGAATGCATCAGCATCACGATCAAACTTATGTAGAAACTCAGGCTGAAATCTAACCCATGAAACAACCCTATGATCTTTCTTGTTAGCTGACATATAGTTTGTCCAATCATCTAGGTTAGGCTCGATAGCAAAAGAAGTTATTCTATCTTTAAGATGCATAGGCATTTGATTAACCCCTGATCTATCCGACATTCTATTCCCAGCACAAACAACGATATCCCCTATCGGAATATGATAATCTCCAATACGATATTCATCAGCTATTGTTGCGAAAATATTCATGTTTAAAATAGGTGCTTGGGGTAGCTCGTCAAAGAAATACATGACACCACTATAACCCTCGTCTATCTTAGCTTGTCTTTCAGCATCACTAAGCAACCATTTAGGTCTAAGTGTCTTCATCTTATCCCCATCAGGCATCTGCAAACCTCCGACATCTGACGGCTCGTAAGATGCTAGATTAGTAGTTACAAGCCATAACTTTAATGTGTTAGCTATCTTTTTAAATGTGTAGGTTTTGCCTATCCCCATTGTTCCTATGCCATAAGGACAGATAGGTAATTTACCCTCAGGTCTATTGATTGTTTTTCTAATAGCCTCGATTATTATTCTTTCAGCTTGTTTAATTCTCATATTAAGCACTCCTATTTTTTAAAGTTACACCATTAATTTGGTTTGTTTTGTAGAAAGTCTTGCCACTTTTTAAAGTGATAGCTCCCTGATCTAGTCTAAATCTACGATACTCATTCTTACGAAAATCGTAGACAGTTACGAGGTTAGGAACATCTCTATCCTCATACTTTAGAACACCCCAAAACTGACGTTCTGAGCCGTCTAATTTTTTAAAAACACCTTTGCAGATCTTGCCTTTAAAGTGCTTTGTAATTTCTAAATTTTTATTCATCTAGTAACTCCTCTATATCTATTTGCTGACTATGCAGTTCAGCTTGGTTAAATTGTTTAGCTATCTTTTGTTTCTCGATCTCAATATTCATAGCTATCTCATGTAGTCCATCAGCTATAAGATCAGCTATAATCCTATCTAGCTTTTGGATAATTTCTAATTCGTTCATAGTAACTCCTATAGTTGTTATTGTTATTGCTCGATTGAACAAGCAGAGACACGAAATTAATCGTGCCTCAATTTGTGCAATCAAGATGCTAAGGCACTCTCCATGCGAGAGATAACATCATTATCTTCAGAGGTTTTCTTTTGGGCATCTGCTGAGGCTTTGTCGTGAGCCTCTCTTTCTCTTTTCTTATCTTGCAGTACTTCCCAAATTTTTTGAACCTGATCTGCATCTAGGTCAGTTGGAATATAAACCTCTTCCTCTTTAACTGTGCCATCTTCTAGCTTAGTCTTTTGGTTCTTGACTTTGCCGAATAACTGCCTCGCAATCTTTTCAGCTAGATCTACATCTTTCTCTTTAGATACTGCCTTTTTGATATCGTTTTGACTTTTGATATTCATACTAGCAAAGACCTCAAGTACTGCCTCAGGTGTTGCCTGAGTTGGTATATCGTCATTAAACTTTGCGATAAACTGCACAGACTTTTCATAAAGAACTTTACTATTTGCGATAGACATTCCCACATTATTTTGAAGATCAGTTCTGATATCAATTCCAACTTGTCTAGGTAAGTTGTCGCTATCAGTTTTGTCAGCATCATAAATAGGCTTGGCATGGCTAATAGTTGTAGCAAATTGATCTAACTTCTTTTCTTGCATTGAAGTATAATCATCAGCTCTATTAGTTTTTAAAGATTGAAACTCGCTTTCACTAGCTACTAATCTTTTAATATTTTCTTCAGAGAAAAATACGTTCTTAGATTTTAATTTAGTCATAGTCTGCACTCCTATACTGTTATTTGATTTTGTTTAACTTTGATTTCTATTCCCATGCTCTTGATTATCTTTAGCTTATCAAGAGTAAAGGTCTTAACTCCTAGTAGTCCTGAGAACTTACTAGCTAATTCGCAAGAGGGATAATATCTCTCCTGACCATAAACCGATTTGGTGGTTATCCACATTTCATTTTTCATTAAGCAACTCCTTATTTAATTACTGTTGTTCCATTATCTTCTACTTGAATATCATCAAGAACTTCTACTTGGTTCATAGGCATTCCACATGCAACCCAATCAGAAAATTCTGAATAACTATATGCTTTTAGTATAGCCATCATAGCTTTTTCTAATGGCATACAAACTGTTGAACAAAGTTCGCTAGATAAATCTATCCAAAAATCTTTGCCATCAGGTTCAGCATCAGAAAGGTTAGCTAACTCATAAGCATCAACTAACTTAGCTAGTAAAACTTTTTCGTGATAAGAAACTATAAACATATTAGAACTCCATAAGTTAATTAACTGTTTCATACTTTTGTAATCATCAGGCACAACACACATTGCACTACAGTCTAGGACAAGAGGGCAACCGAATTGCCCTCACTATCGTTATTTGAAAAGCCGTACAGATTTCTAATATGTCTCAAAAATTCTTTGCAATCTTTACAAAGCAAAGTCCTCAAACCTTGGCTTTTCTTTTACCATGGGGAGAGCCTACTTCCTCCAAGACCTCGCCCTTTCACGAGAATGGGATTTATTGGCAAACTGAGCCTGAAGTAATTCTATAATCTTTTTGAACTAATAAGTCAAACACTAAAAGTACTAAATGTTACATTTATTTACAGTATGAAACATAAAGGTACTGAAACCCAAGGTGGACAACAAAAATGACGAAACAACTTTTTTTGATATATCATAGCTTGGAAGTGCTTTCGTTGCTGTGTGCGTCTTAAATCGCTGACAATCGATATTTCACGAAATGAGAATATAAATAGATAGTTGCAAAGCTACACTTTTATTAATTCGTGTGTTACTTTGTAAAAGTTACCATTAACTTTTGTGAGATAAAAAATGTCAGATAAAAAAGATAAGCCGAAATTAAAATTAGTCAGCAGTAATAAAGTCAAGAAAAGTTCCAAGCCTGAGCTGACGGCAAAGCAGTTGGGTTTTTGTAAAGACATAGTTGGAATGGGAAAAGATAAAGATGGCAATCCCAAAAAGCCAATGAGTTTAGTTGATGCATATGTAGCAAATTATAATGTTAGTCCTAAAACCAAGAACAACACTATAAGAGATATGGCAAGTAAGCTAAAAGCAAACCCATTGATTACCCATACAATTTCTAGAATGTATGATGAACTAAAGCAGATAAACAAAGTGTCGGCGATAAAAAAAGAGGAAGTAATAATTAGGAAGTTAGAAGAGTTCATGAATAATGAAGAGTTTTCAGATACTGCAAGGGTTAGATCAGCAGAATTGATTGGCAAAAGTTTAAGTATGTTTACTAATGTTACTGAAATAAAAGAAAGTGATAAGAGTTCTGTAGAAGTTGAACAGCAACTTAGGGAAAAACTATCTAAACTTTTAAAAGAGTAGTCGCTATCCACGAAATTTCAGTTAGTTTTGACCCTACCCACTCCCCACCACCCATGTCTGTAGGTGGCTAGCCGTGCCGTATACAGTTTATTTTACTCATAATTTCTACAATTTTTGGTGAAAGTGAAAGTTAACTTCTAACATACTAGTTTTTACTAGTACTAGTACTAGTATACCTTCCTTATACTAGTATTATATTATTATACATAGTATTAACTAGTACTAGTATTAAACTATATACTAGTATATACTAGTAACTAGTAATACTAGTATACTAGTGGAGTAGAAAATTTGTCAAACATTATTTACTTAGATGACTACAGAAAATTTATTCCTGAAGATGAGCCTGAGTTACAGGACCCTATCGTAATAGGATGGGATGAAGACGACAGTCTTTTCATTGCTTCGTCTGTTGACACAGACAAGTGTTTGTGGATGATAGACTTAGCTAAAAAGATTATTGAGAGCAGTCCACCAAATATAAAAAACAATGAATGATATTGCCAAGATAATTCAAAAGAACATGAGCCAGATAAGCTCACTGCCTCCTGATGAGAAGATGGAGGTATTGAAACTTCTTGAAGAATATGAGCAAGCAAAACAAAGAGAAGAAGCCAGAGATAGTTTTCTGCCATTCGTTAAATCACAATGGGCAGCATTTATACATGGAAGACATCATGAGATTATGGCAGATGCTTTTGAAAGAGTGGCCCGGGGTGATTTGAAAAGACTGATTATTAACATGCCACCCCGTCATACCAAGTCAGAGTTCGCAAGTTATTTATTTCCTGCATGGTTTTTAGGGAGGTACCCCAATAAAAAAATTATCCAGACCGCACACACAGCCGAATTATCTGTAGGATTTGGAAGAAAGGTTAGGAATCTTATACAGTCTGAAGATTTTCAAAAAATTTTCGCAGGCGTTACATTGTCCTCTGACTCAAAGGCCGCAGGTAGATGGAACACTAATAAGGGTGGAGAATACTTTGCTATAGGTGTAGGTGGTGCCGTAACAGGAAAAGGCGCTGATGTTCTTGTAATAGATGACCCTCACTCAGAACAAGAGGCAACAATAGGTGATTACAATCCTGAAGTTTATGACAAAGTGTACGAATGGTATACATCAGGACCAAGACAGAGACTCCAGCCGGGTGGCTCTATTATTTTGGTTATGACAAGATGGTCAAAAAGAGATTTAACAGGGCAAATATTAAAAAATTACACACAAAGAGAGGGATCAGGTGAGTGGGAAGTCATAGAATTACCTGCAATAATGCCATCAGGTGAGGCTTTGTGGCCAGAATTTTGGAAAAAAGAAGAACTAGACAGTTTAAAATCAGAATTACCCGTATCAAAATGGAACGCACAGTACCAGCAAGACCCCACATCGGAAGAAGGAGCGCTAATTAAGCGTGAATGGTGGAGAGAATGGACAAAAAACGACCTTCCACCTTGCGATTCGATCATACAGTCATGGGATACAGCGTTTTTAAAGACACAGAGAGCGGATTATAGCGCCTGCACTACATGGGGCGTCTTCCACGGGCCGGATGACGAGGGCAAAACACGACCAAATTTAATTTTAATTGATGCATTTAAAGAAAAACTTGAATTTCCTGATTTAAAACGGGCAGCATATGATAAATACTGGGAATTTGAGCCAGATCAAATGATTATTGAGGCAAAAGCAGCGGGATCACCCTTGATTTTTGAACTTAGAGCCATGGGAATACCAGTTACGGAGTTTACACCGAGCCGTGGACAGGATAAGATAGCAAGAGTTAACAGTGTGACAGATTTATTTGCAAGTGGGGTTGTTTGGTACCCACCGACTAGATGGGCAGAAGAAGTTATTGAGGAATGTGCGTCTTTTCCTGCTGGAGATCATGACGATTTAGTAGACTCAACAACACAGGCGCTGTTAAGATTTAGACAAGGTGGCTGGATCAGAACAACTATGGATGACTGGGACGATGAACCTAAATACAGAAGACCTGTGGAGTATTATTGATGGATATGGTACATATAATTGACGGATTAATGGGTATTATTGTTCTAGGTGGAGGATGGTTTTTGGGAACGCAATCAAGAGAAGTTAAAAGAATAGATATTTTATTAAATAAAACCAGAGAAGATTACGCAAAGCGTGATGATGTCACCGTTGCAATAAACAGGCTTGAAGAAAAGATTGATAGAATTTTAGAGAGAATGAAATAGGAGCATATCATGGCTATAGAAAAACCTCTTGCACCAATAGACATAGGGCCTAGACCAGTAGAGCCTACTGATGAACAAAAGGTAGAAGTTGAGGTAGTAAATCCCGAAGCGGTGTCTATTGAAACAGAAGATGGTGGCATGATAATAGACTTCGGAAAAGAAGAAGATAACGAAACATCTGAGTTTGATAGCAATTTAGCAGAGTTTATAGAAGATAGTGAGCTAGATAAACTAGCAAATGATTTACTATCTAGTTTTGAATCAGACAAACAATCAAGAAGTGAATGGGCAAAGAGTTATGTAAAAGGACTCGATCTTCTAGGAATGAAAATAGAAGAGAGACAACAACCTTGGGCAGGTTCCTCTGGTGTATTTCATCCTGTTCTTACGGAATCTATTGTTAGATTTCAGGCACAAGCTATGGGAGAAATATTCCCTGCTCAAGGACCAGTTAGAACAAAAACTGTAGGCAAGATATCCAGAGAAAAGACAGAACAGGCAAAGAGAGTTGAAAACGAAATGAATTATCTCTTAACAGAAGAGATGACTGAGTATCGTGATGAAACAGAGCAAATGCTCTTCAAACTTCCTCTTGCAGGGTCAGCTTTTAAAAAGGTTTATTACGATCCTCTCTTAGAAAGACCTTGTGCTATGTTTGTTCCTGCAGAGGACTTTGTTGTATCGTATGGCGTTACAGATCTAATGACATGCGAAAGATACACACATGTCATGAAAAAAACACAAAACGAAGTCGCAAAACTACAAGATAATGGGTTTTACAGAGATGTTGAGCTGCCTGAGCCAGAGCCAGAGTATACAGATATACAAGAAAAATATGATGATTTAGATGGTGAGAGTGGCGTTTTAGAGGATGATGATAGGCACACACTTTTAGAAATGCATGCGGACATTGAGTTACCAGAGCCGTTTCAAGAAGAGGACGGGATAGCTAGACCACATGTAATAACAATAGAAAAATCATCTAGAACTATTTTATCCATCAGGAGAAACTATTATGAAGATGATGAAAAGAAAAGAAAAAGACAATTCTTTGTCCACTATAGGTACCTCCCCGGGTTGGGCTTTTACGGTACAGGACTTATACACCTCATCGGGGGACTTGCAA